TATCTATGTAGTGTATCGGATGAGAAAAATTTCTATATTGAAAAATATCATTCGGATCTATTTCTATTTTTTTGTTTTCAAAGCCTAAATCATATATCTTGTTGTAAAGTTGATCTCCTGCAATTGTTCCGCCACGCTCTCCATATATATTGGACCATATTTCATAGCCCATTTTTCTTGCCAGCATGTCGTTTGTTATAACGCTATAGGTTGCAACCTTTTTACTTCTATAAAATGGGTCAACATACATTCTACTGATTTTGTTATTTATATTCCAAGCACTTTGAGCAATTGGAAAATCATTAAAAATTTTATTTGAAACAACAACTGTTCCTGGGGCATATCTATCGTTATTATATGCAGAACATATGACTCTTATGTTCATTTCTCTATTTTCAATAAATGCAAAATGTCCCCAAATTCCCTCTTTATACAATTCTTCTGGAAAAGACTGATAGGAGATAGATTTCTCTATCTCCGTACCAGTACTTGTTACTTTAAACTTCACCTATATAGATTATAGGGGTCCAGGACCATCTGGATCATTTGATCCAAACAGATGCTCTGAAAGAGCTTGCATATCAAAGGTTAAGCCATTTTCTGTAAAGTAAAAGTCCCAAGGCTCTACGTTGATAGAATATGACTGAATTGTTATCTCAGAGTTCGTTTCAAGAGACTCTATAGCAACAAAATCTTTTGTTTGATAGTTATAAATTAAATCTGTATTTACTAAATCAGAAACGTTTAGAACTCTAATATCGTTACCTCTTTTAGCCAAAATGTAGTGATGAAGTGTATAGATATCACCGTTTACTACTACTGCGCCAGAATTTTCGTGAAGAGCTTTTCCATGAACAGTAACAATAGTTTCTTCTGCGTTATCAATTTGCTCTTGTGTAATAACATAATCAGAATATGATCCACCAGATCCGTCATCTAGGAGCCAGAAGTTGTCTGGTATTCCTGGAATACGTAATCCTATAACTTCATCTCCGACCTCAATTTGTCCCGCAGAAATCATTCCTGTAGGTGTTCTTAGAAGAGTATTAATTCCAACGCTCTTATAAAATGATGGTGGTGCGAAGAACCCTGGAGGTCCGAAGAACCCTGGAGGTCCGAAGAACCCTGGAGGTCCGAAGAACCCTGGAGGGCCGAAGAACCCTGGAGGGCCGAAGAACCCTGGAGGGCCGAAGAACCCTGGAGGGCCGAAGAACCCTGGGGGAGCAAAGAAGCTTGGAGGGCCGAAGAAGCTTGGAGCTTGTGTGGTTACAGAGTTTGAGCTTCCTGAATAAACTCCAGACCCGTTAGCGTTTTCTGCTCTAATCTGATATGTCTGAGCCGTATTTGCTTCTTGTGATATTGTTCCAGATGTTGTGCCAGCTGGAAAAGTACCTGTCTTACCGTCACTTGATGTCCACCTATATGTTGTTATAGCTGATCCGCCATCTGCTGGAGCTGACCAAGACAAGGTGTCTTGGTTTACACCAGCAGAAGCTGATGGAGCACTCATAGTTGCTGGTATGGTTGTAGCGGTAGCTGTAGCTGTATTTGAATCAGCTGCTGTAGCATAATCATCATAAGCACGAACTACATATGAGTAGCTGGTGTTAGATGATAAGCCTGTGTTTGAATAAGTATTATTTGGATGAGCAACAGTTGCAATCTCTGTGCCACCTCTAATAATTTTATAGCCAGTTGGGGTGTTTCCGACTGTAGGATTTGTCCAAGATAAATCAATTCTACCATCATTGTACGACCTATCAGATCCTACGTTTGTAGCTGTTAGACTTGTTACCGAATTTGGTCCAATAAAGTTATCTTGTGCGGAAGAACCTGTACCAGATCTTTTATTAATTGCCATTATTTGCTCCTTATGCCTTTAGATCTCCGAATAATACCCATGTGTTTGCTGCTCTCTTAAATAGAGTTGCGCTTGACCACTGAGCTCTTAACTTTAAACCTGGCGTAGCATTAACTGTAGCACCTGAGCCAGCAATTGTAACTTCTCCAGTATTCGTTCTTAAAATATCTATTGATGTTCCTACTGGATAATTCACTGAAGAGTCGGCTGGTACTGTAATAGTTACAGCAGTTCCTCCTGTATGATTTACCTCAATAAGAGTATCTCTTTCAGAAAGACTTGAAAGTGTATAATTTGCTGTCTTTTCTGTTATTGGTGTGATAGATGGAACACCTTGTTTTGTTTGAGTTCCATCTGTAAAAGAAACTCCAGCTGTTGTAACTGTGCCAGAAGTTGTTATTTCGGCAGCTGTTAGGTTATTTAAATCAAGATCGTCAAGAGATCCTTCTGTAAAGTTTACTGTTGTAGTTGGCTCTGTAGTTACATTCTTGAATAGCTTCCACTTAGAGTCAGATACATCTCTCACGATACCTGCATGATATCCTGTTTGACCATCATTATAAGCAACTACAAGACCTAAGTCTACTGTATTTGCAGAATTTTGATGTGCTAACTGCAACATATTGTCTTCAATAACAATAGATGTTGCAGATGCTGCAAAATTAGTACCGTTTACAGTAAAATCTCCATCGACTACTAAATTACCGTCAACCTCAACATTGCCAGTAAATGTTTGACTTACAGCATTTAATAAAGCTATCTGGGCGGTATCTGCAATTCCGTGAACATTTGTTGTTATGGCTACGTGTGCGTCTGTGTATTGTTCGGCCGCAGTAAGAGCATTATCAGCTTTTGCCTGTGCTCCAGTCTGTGTCTCTAACTGTGAAGTATCAGCAATTCCGTGAACTGAAGTTGTTGCTGATGTGTGTGCATCCAAATCTGAATCTAGCGCCTTTGCAGCAAGATCGGATGTGAGTCCGTCAATCTTTGATTGAGCAATTGCTGCTACCGCTGAGATGTCTCCATCAACAATTGTTCCATTAGCAATCTTTGCTGAGGTTACTGAACCATCAGCAATCTTTAGCTTTGTTACTGCTCCTGTAGCAATTTTAGCTTCTTCAACTGCTCCATCATTAATTTTAGCTGTTGTTACATTTGAATCTAGTATCTTTGCTGTTGTTACTGCGTCATCTGCAATTTTTTCAGAAGTTACAGCTAAACCTACAATGTTAGTAGTATTAACTGCATCTGAATCTAGCTTTGAAGATGTTACTGCACCTTCTGCGATTTTTGATGTAGTTACTCCATTATCAGCAATCTTGTCTGTAGTTACTGCTCCGTCATTAATTTTAGCTGTTGATACTGCGGTATCTCCAAGCTTTTCTGTTGATACTGCTCCATCAGAAATTTTTTCTGTTGAGACAGCTCCGTTAGAAATCTTTTCTGTTGTAACAGCAGAATTATTAATCTTTGCTGTAGAAACAGAGCCATCGACTGGAGTTCTTTCATTTGAAAGTCTTAAGTCTGAAGTATATACTAGGTCTGCTGTATCTCCAATACCATGTACATTTGTTGTTAAATCATTATGGTCGCCGATGTCACCAGCTACTCTTGAGTCTACATAATATTTGCTTGCAGCATCAAAGTTTGATGTAGGTGTTCCAAGGTTTGTAACCTTATTAGAACCCATATCAAGAACACCACTCATTGTGTCTCCAGCCTTTGATACCTTTGTTCCAATTGATGTGGTTAGTGTTCCCGCCAAGTCTGCGTCATCATTTAAAGATGTAGCAATCTCTGCTAAGGTGTTTAGGGCTTCTGGTGCTGCTCCGACAACAGCCTCAATTGCATCTTGAACAAATGCTGTTGTTGCAATTTGAGTTGTGTCTGTTCCAACGCTTGCGGTAGGAGCAGTTGGTGTTCCCGTAAGAGCTGGTGATGTTAAGCTCTTAGAAGTTAATGTTTGATTTCCTGTTGTTGTAACAAGAATTGAAGTATCAGCAATTCCATGAACTGAAGTTGTTGCTGAATTATGATCTGAAATTGCTTGTGTAAATTCAGCATCTAAGGCTGCTGCGCTTGGTAGCTGCTCTAACGGAATAAGACCTGAAGAGTCTAGTGTTGCGACTCCGTCTGCAACTCCTTTTTCAGAAAGTGGGATATAGTCATCTATTGCATTACCTAATGAGTAACTTAGAGCACTCCATGCTGATGAACCATCACCAAATTTAAAATCACCTGTGTCTGTCTCCAGACCCATTTCTCCTGCTGCTAATACAGGATCTACAGCTGTCCATTCTGACGCTGTTCCTCTTCTTAGTTGAATTCTTACTGTTGCCATAATTACTCCTTATTATATCATTTTATCTCCTTAACCGATAGTACCTGAATCAAAGGTAATACCGAAAGAAGATGTTGATGGAGTTCCCCCATCTGCGAATTTTGTGGCTGTGGTAACTACACCATTTGCCTGAACTGTATATACTGGCTCTCCATCGTAGTCAATGGCCAATCCAATATCCATAAATGTAATGTCTGAGACATCTGGGATATCTGATGTAAAAGCTATTGGCTGCCAAGAACCATTAATATAAATTTCTAATTTGCTTGTGGAGGTATTGAAGGCCACTGGAGTATCTCCAAGTGTTATTTGATTACCTTCAACTACAAGGCCATTCTTAACTTTAAAATCTTTATTGTTTGTTGTCACGAGTTCCCTATCCCCCGAATTTGATTTTGGGGAGATTTCTGGCTCTCCCCAAGCCTTTTATTTAATTATACTAATAGTGTTCCAGCTACAATGACTTCTGAGTTATTATTTGCTGGGGTTACACGGATTCTTACATCATTTGAGCTAACATCTGCTGTAATCGTGCCAAGAGATGACCCGCTTGTTGAAGACATTCCGTATTCTGTTACATAAACATTATCAGAAGTATCAAGAGTTATAAGAATTTCAGAAACTTCTGTGTGTGTGCCGTTCTTAACCTTAACCATAAACTTGGCGCTTCTATATGTAGTCTTGTCCCAAGAGTAAGCTGTTGTGGCTGCTGCTGTAGCAATATTACCAGTTGTTGCAGCAACTTCCTTTGAAATTTCATTAATTTCAACAGATGTAAATGAACGATCTGTACTATCTACAGCATCACGAGCACGTGAATCTGTGAAGTATAGATTTGTGCCTTCTGCAACGTCATCTGTATCTAAGCCACTTACAGATATTGTATCGTTTGTGATATCAATATTTGCTCCAGCTGTGAGAGTATTTTGCTTTGTTGCAATTGAGTTTGCTACTGTTGTAAAGTAATTTTCATCATCATTAATGGCAGCTGCAATCTCATTTAAAGTATCTAGTAGTGCTGGAGCACCGTCAATAAGGTTGCTTACTGCTGTATCTACATAGGACTGTGTTGCAATTGTGTTATCTACAGATACTACACCAGTTCCAGAATCATAAGAAATTCCAGTTCCTGCTGATATCGCTCCACGAGCACGTGAATCAGTATAGTAAACATTAGAAACACCCTCTTCAATATCGTCTGTATCTAGTGCATTTATTGCATTATCTGTATATGTAGCTGCATTTGCTTCTGCTGCTGATTGTGCTGATGATGCTGCACCTGCTGCATCATAAGCAGCTGATGTTGCATCTAAAGCTCTTTGATTTGTAAAATATAGGTTAGATGCGCCCTCTTCAATATCATCTGTATCTAATGCGTTAACTGCTGACTCTGCTGCATTATCTGCGTATGTCTTTGTAGCAATTGTGTTATCAACAGCTATTACGCCTGTTGATGAGTTATAATCTATACCTGTTCCGCTAGATAATGCGGCTCTTGCACGAGCATCTGTAAAGTATAAGTTTACAGAGCCTTCTGATAAATCATCTGAGTCATGATTTGATAGGCTAGATACTGTACCAGTTACATCACCTGTAAGATTTGCTGTAATTGTGCCTGCAGCAAAATTACCTGATCCATCTCTTTTAACAACAGTATCTGCTGTATTTTGTGAAGTTGCTTGACCACCAATAAGGTCTACGATATAAGATTGATCGGCTTGAGACTTTGTTAAGATATCTGAGCCGTTTACGGTAGCTGTTGATCCCTCAACAATCAAACCATTTTTAATTCTAAAATTTTTATTTATTGTTGCCATATTGCAACCCCCTTATTAAGCCTTTAGTGACGTTCTAACAAATCTTGCTGTTACAGAAGATCCAGTAGGTGTCACATATAGACTAATTATACCTGAATTTTCTTCAAAACTAATGTTTGCAAGAGTATTTGAAGTGTTTGATATTACATTTGATTCTACTACATTTATGTTTGTTCCATCTGCTAACAACAAAAAGTCGGAAGCATAAAAATCTGTATTTCTTGAAATCTGTAAATGATACTTTACTGTTCTATACTCAGAAACAGCAAAGGAGTCCACTTGTGTTTGATTTTCTATCCCAGAGATAACTAAATCATTATTTCCTTCTAATCCGAGCAAAGATGTTACAGAATCTACAGAGTCTCCTATGTTAGATATAGCGCTATCTACATAAGATGTTGTTGCAAACTCTCCTGAGTTTACCCAAAGACCAAGAGCGGAGTCATATTTAAGAACTTCTCCATCTTGTGGACTTGTTATAGATACATTGTGTAATTCTTCTAGCTCAAAACCATTTTGAACTTTTACAAACATAGAGCCAGTATTTTCCTGGCCACCTCTGATTACAATTCCAAGGAATACTAGGTGTGCTGGGGCAGATGGTTTATTTGCTAGTCCAAATAACAAATTGCCATTTGTTCCAAGCCAAACAGGATCTCCATCATTTGCTCCAACAGTATTAATACTCTGAAGCAATCCTTCTGACGCAATTACAGTTCTAGTTATTCCAAAAGTTTTTGTTGATGTTGACTCTGTTGAATTTGATGCTAAAGAAACTCTAAGTTTTCCTGAAGCACCTACTGCTCCGCTAACATAAACAGCTTTTCCTTTTGAAATAGAGCTGCCTGTATTATTGCTTACTGTTTCATATATTAATTTTGCTTCAGTGCTTGGTGGTGCAGTTTCAAGAACTGCTATTCTGTTATCTAAAGAGCTAGAGTCTCCAGAGTCATTTATTCCAACTTTTGTTTGTAAGGCTTCAATTGCATCATTAACATTAGCATGTAATTGAGCATGACCTTGTAAGCTGTCTGTTGATTCTGGATTTGATAAGTCATCTAAAGATGTTGGGAAATTAGTTGCCAATTTCGCCTCCGTCTAACAATGTAAGTTCTTTATAAGATACATCGTCATATATTGAATTTGGACTTCCGCCGTCAAATCCAATTATAGCAGGAATCTGTTCTTGTACTGATGCAACATTATTAATATCATCTTCAAAAGTTATCATATTATCAATTGTAATTGTATGAACATCTCCATCATAAGTATGTGTATGCATATAGAATGGAGAAGGGTCGGAAGAACCAGGTGTTAAGTCTAGCCAAGAAGAACCGTTATGTATCTTTAAGTTTTTAGATACTGTATTAAAGTAAACATCTCCAGCAGATCCAGACTCTGGATCTGCTTGGAGTGTTACTAAATTTAATAATGATTTAAACTTGGCCATTATTAGATTATCCTATTACTACTACTCTATATTCTCCAGCTGTTGGGGCAGATGCAAATTTAATTGTTACAACATTTGCACTTGTATGCTCAACATCTGTAAATACTTGCTGATATGGAGAAGCAACTTCATAAATCTGAACTACTACATCTTGAGTATTTAAATTATGTGTTATTGTATACGATGTAGCAGAAGTAGAAAGTGTCTGCTTATATTTTCTTGTAATTTCATGATAGCTTGTGCCATCATTTGTTAGTTGCCACTGGTCTGTTGTTTCATTCCATAATATTTCAGTGTCTGTTGATGTACCACGCTCAACCTTAATACCAGCATTGGCTAGAGGTGAACCTGTAACATTTGAATTTAAAACAACTTTATTATCAACAATATTAACTTCTGTTGTATTAACAGAGTTAATTGAGCCCGCTACATCTAAATTTCCATTAACTGTTAAATTTCCAGAAACTGTTACATCGTCTGGTAAACCAATTGTAACTGCTGATGATTCTGAACCTGATCCAGTTACTGTAATCTCGTTTGCTGTACCAGCAATTGTAGCTACGTAGTTACCTGTAGTATCTGTTCCAAGCGCAACTGAGTTTGGCTGTACAGTTGTTGTAATTGTAACATCGCCAAGATTTGTCATTGTTGCAGAGCCAGATACATCTCCAGAAAGAGTGATTACTGGATCTTTTGCCAGGCTTACATGACCATTAGCTACAGAGAAATCGGTAGAGCTAAAACTTGCAATACCTTTGTTTGTGTCAGAAGCATCTTCTCCAGATATTGTAATTGTTCCAGAATCTACTAGAGTATCAATTCCTTCTCCGCCAGAAACTGTTAACGTCTCTGAAAGAAGAGATATTGTGTCTGCTCCAGAATCTGCTGAAACTGACAAGTCTGTAGATATTGTTGTACTTCCAGCAGCTGTAAGTCTACCTTGTGCGTCTACGGTAAATGTTGGAATCTCTGTGCTAGAGCCATAGCTTCCAGTTGTTACAGCTGTGTCATCTAAAGAAATAGTTGTTTCACCAGATACGTTGTCGTACGTAGCTGTTAGACCTGTTCCTCCTATAACAGAAGAACCTATAACCTCTTGAATTACATCTGTTGCTCCAGATGCTGGGACCCAAGAAGTTCCATTATAAAAATATAAAACATTATCATTTGTATCAAAATAAATTTGTCCTGATACTGGACTTGACGGGGCACTACCTAAATTCTGAATTCTGGCATTTAGAAGTTCATTTTTATTTAGGTCGACGCTTACCAAAAATTTTCTTGCCATTTTTTATCTCCTTATGATAGGTATACTGTTCCAGAAAACGGCTGTGCCATTACAAGTGTTAATAAATTAAGTGAATCATAGTTGATTCCAGTCTCTACTATTTCACCAGAGCTTGATTTAATTGTTACACTTGGACTGTATCCTAAGTTATGTATTATTTGTATGGAGTATTCCCCATTTACTGGACCAGTCAATTGAGATAGTTCCCAAGAAGTTGTATAGGAAACATTTTCTGTTGTTGCAAATTGTATTACTGTTGCATCTACCCACGTTAGGTCTGATAACTTTGGACCATAAAAAGAGGCAGAATCTTTATCATAATAAAAATCACCTTCAAGCCCAAGATTATTTGCTGGTGCACCAGATCCATTAAGTATTGTTTTACCTCTTGGACCTTGAGATCCTGGAGATGAAATAATTACTTTATTTTTTTGCTCTACAACCTTAATTACATCGGCCATTAAATAGTCACACTCCTACTCAGTGTCATAAATCCTTCTAGCAACTTTGTTTTGTTGCCGTTTGAATCAACTACCATTATGTCATATGCAGATTTTGGATAAAACATTTTATTGGTTTGAGTAGGAGTGATCTTTATAGTCAATTTCCCATTTGGCTCGTCAATTGTAATTCCACCAGATGGAGAAGTTAGGGTGAAGGCTAACTTTGTTCCGCCCTTTGTGTCACGCACCTGCATTTTAGCGGTTGCGCCAGTAAGATCAATAGGCGTTACTTCATCTTCTTCGGTATATTGTACCTCAAAGGTAAAAGTAGCATTTTGATCTACTTCAAAATTCTTTTGTACTGCCATTTGCAAAAATCTCCTAAAAGGAAAACTCCTATGCTTATTTTAGCATAGGAGCTATCCTAATCAACTAATACTTACGGTTTCTTGGTAAATCCAAAAGCTGGCTCATTTGTATTAAGAGCCTTAAGAATTACTGGCAATACTGCTGCAATTCCTCCCTTAATCAAATCTCCTGGGTCTGTATTACCAGTCATATAGAGAGCAATTGCAGCACCCAAGAAATGGCGTCCGTAGCTTGCTAACGCTGCTAGAATTTTTTCTTGCATTGTTACCTTTCCATCATTATTTAGATCTTGTTTCATAAGACCTCCTATTTCTGGGCACTCTGCCCAGGAATTTGGGTTTTACCCCAAATATATTATACTACTAAGCTGATATATCCACAATCTCACAATTACCATCAGAGGTGCATGCTAATGTTTGTGTACCGCTTGTCCCATCTTCTGTTTCGTAAAAAGATAAATCTTCCCATCTAATTTCTGATGGCATTCTACTCAGCAGATCCTCATACTCTTCTTTTGATACCTCTTGATATGGAGCCTGCTTATATGAATGATCAGAATGAGGCAAGAATGATATTCCAGATACTTCATCAAAGTGCTTATAAACCCAAGCACCTACCTCCATCCATTCATCTTCTTTTACAGAAACTGTAATTGATGGTTTGTGTTCACACCAAGCACGTTGATAAACTAGCCAAGTGTTTAAATGCTCAATTGCTGTTAGATGGTTTCTGGTAATAGCTCCTTCTGGTGCTTTTACTGGAAAAGAAAATACATAAGTATCATTTGGCTTCATAAAATCATCTTCTACTGGAATACCAACTTCTTTAAGAAAAGTTGAAAGAGGATCTTTTTTATCACCACGTACTGTTCTAATATAATAATCAGAATGCCAAGCATGCATTCCTGAAGACACCCCGACCAATTGAGACACTGTTCCAGAAGGCTTTACGCATGTAATAGCTGCAGACTCAGGAATCCCAATTTTCCCAGCCTCTTCCGAGTTAATTGTTCTTGCATATTCACGAAGACCGTTAAGAGTTTCTTCTAGCCTTGCAAGATTTTCTTTACCAGAGAAGAACTTATGGCCAAACTGTCCTGTCAAAGAAACGCCAAGAAGTCTCTCTTCTTCTGTATTGTCTTTCCAAATTTTACGAAGATACTTAAAATCTGTTAGTGTTGATTGCCATGTCCCAAGAATTGTTGCAAGCTTAACTTTATTTGCAACATCTTCAACTGTGTCCTTTTCACGTAATACGACTTCTGAAAGGTTACAAAACTGATAAGGACGTAAAATAATTTCTGAACATGGGTTCGTTCCATAATGGACTTCAGGGTCTCTGCGACCATATTTAGCTGCCTGCGCCTGCGCTGCTGCAACGTTATAGATGCCACGTTCCCCAGATTTCGAGTCATATAAAGACTTCCATTCTGCAATAAACTGCTCCATCTCTGGCTTGCGAGAATAAGCAACAGAGTTATTTGAAAGTGCACGTTGTGAATTGTTTTCCCACCAATTTCCAGACTTGGCTTGTGCCATTTCAATGTCATTAATGTTAGAAAGAGAAATCATAGCAGAACGACGAACTCCACCAACTACAACAATTTCACCAATCTTGCACATAATATCATGTGCTTCAATTGGTTTAAGTTGACGACCTGCTGCTGACTTAAACTTTGCAATAGTAAAATCAAAAAGATTAATTAATGGTTGTGGTCCAGAAGATCTGCCACCCATTGTCTTTAAACGTGCTCCAGCTGGGCGAAGCTTGCTAACATCAACCGCTGGAATCTGTCCAGACCAAAGTAATGCTAGAAGTTCACGGTAAGCTTTTGCCCACCCTTGCTTAGAATCTTCAACGGTAATGACTGTTGTTGACTTCTCAAATGTCTCTGGAACGGCAGGAAGCTTATTAACATATTTGTACTCAACAGAAAACCCTACTCCAGTTCCACACATAAGAATGTACATGGTTTCATCAAATGATCTTGGTGAGTCTACTGGAACAAATGAGCAGTTGTATCCTGCAACATGATCTCTATCTAATGCAGCTCCTGCTGTCATTACTGATCGCATTGATGGCATTACATTTCTAGAATAGACTGCTTCTTTTAATTCATTTACCAGTTTCTCGTTTGGTGTATAGTTGTGGTTTTCTGATAAATGATTTAACATAAAGCTAAAATATCTATCTACGGTCTCAGACCATTTTTCTCTTCTGTTTTCTTCTGGAATCCATCTTGCGTATCTTGACAAAGCAATAAAATTTTCATACGGGTTTTTAATTGTATAAGACATTATGTCCGCCTCTCCTTCTAATTATTTATAGAAAGACAATTCTACCAAAAGTTTTTTATTAAAAAAAGACCTTTCAAAAACTTTTTTCAGTTGACTGGCTTGACATATTTATAATCTTAATGTTATTATTGTATAACGTTATCTCTAGAGGAGGAAATGCCTATGGAGAAAATAAAGCAAAGACTGAGTGATGTTGCTCATAGCTGGACATCAATAATAGTATTACTATTATTTTTATTTGGTGTTCAACCTGGACCAACTGAATCTCTAGCTTTGGAAGCAGTAAGTGAAAACAAATCGCTTACAGCTTTAAATGAAACACAATTAAAGAAAGAAACCTTAGAGAAATACAGCAATACTGTATACAAGCCTTCTGAGATGCTTACAGATGAAGAACTTAAAAAGTTGTTATGGTCTGTAGGTTTTGAAGGAAAAGCCCTTAAAACGGCTTGGGCTATTGCTAAGCGGGAATCCAATGGAAGACCAATGGCTTACAATGGTAACAGGAATACTGGAGACAGTTCCTATGGAATTTTTCAGATTAATATGTTGGGAAAACTCGGCATTGATCGTAAAGAAAAATTTAACCTGGAATCAAATGTACTATTATTTGATCCAGTAATCAACGCAGAGATAACGTACTATATGACCAAAGGCGGTAATGATTG